AATTTACTATCAATATGTTTTAACAGGAGGTAAATAATGTTTAATAAAATGGATAAAAATAAAATTTTAAGAGGTTCATTTGGTGCTGTATGGCTAGATGGAGAAGAATTAGGTTCTGTAAAATCTTTTGAGGCTAAGGTTACATTAGAATATGAAGATGTGGATATTATGGGAGAACTAGGAAAGTCAAAAAGATATATGGGCTTTACTGGTGAAGGAACTATGACACTCCATAAAATAGATACAACTATTGGAAAACTATTAGCAGATGGGATAAGAAATGGTAATATGCCTGATTTTAAAATAGTTGCAAAACTAGATGACCCAACAGCTTATGGAGCAGAAAGAGTTGAATTAACAGGTGTAACAATTAGCGAATTAATGGCATTAAAATTTGAAAATAAAGCTTTAAGAGAGGAAGAAGTTCCTTTTAACTTTTCACATTTTAGATATATAGATATGATATAAGGAGGATATAAAAATGGCTAAAAATATAACATTAGAAATATTAATTGCAAAGAAACAACAATCAGAAAACGATAAAATGAAAGTGGTATTATTCAATTCAGAAGTATTGGGTGGAACAATAGAAGTTGTAAAACATAAAGCAAAAGATGTAATAAAAATTATGGATAGTACAGAAGAAAAAACAACAGAAGCAGCTTACAATGCTAACTGTAAATTAATCTATAAACACTGTCCTATTTTACAAAAAAAGGAATTACAAGAAGCATATCAAGTTGCAGAACCATATGAAATTGTAATACCTGTATTTGATGAAAATCTGGGAGAAGTAAATAAATTATCAAACTTCATTTTAAATCTTTATGGATTAGGTGCAGAAGATGATAAAGCTAGTAAAGTCTTAGAAGAAGAGATTGAAGATATAAAAAACTAATATTAGAGGATGCCGATATGGCATTCCTCTCTTTTTATACTTTAAAAGGCTTTTCTACGAAGTATCTATTGAGTTTATCATATGAAGAAAAGTTATTTATGATAGCCACAATGGATCTTGAAATTGAAAGATTAAATAAATCAAACTCTTAATTCTTTACTAAATTCTCTTATGGTTATATAATGTTATTATATAAATTATAAGGGGGAAATTTTATGGATAATTTACCAGCTCTTGCTGATATGAGTAAAACACTTTTTGAATATGTAAAGACTGTTAATAATAATGAAGTAGTTACTTTTGTAGGAACACTTATGGGAATAAGTGGTTATAGTTTAAGAGATTTTATTGGAAAAATACAGATTTCAAATTTAATTGATAAAATAAAAGATCATTTTAAAGAAAAAGAAGAAATTACAGAAAAGCAAGAAAAAATATTAAGAGATTGTTTTTTAGAATTGGAAGATTATATAAAAAATTGTGAAGAACTTGATGAAAATGTTTTTGAACATATTTCAAATGTTTTAATAAATGGAATAGATAATGAGGATATACTAACTAGGGAGTACATAAAAATATTAAAAAAATTATCTTGGTTTGACTTATTGATTTTAATAAGTTTAGGAAAAGAATATATAACTGAAAGAAATCGTGGAGAAGAAATTAGTTATAACCAAAGTGCTATATTAAAAATCAGTGTTGATAAAGCACAAGAAAAAAATATTAATTATCCAGTAGAATTAATTCAAACTTCAATTAAAAAATTATCTGAATTAGAACTTTTGAATAATTCAGGGAAATTTGAAGATAAAAAGTTTGAAAAAGTTCTTGAAACAACATCTTTTAATCGTATTTGTGAGTATAGCTGGAAATGTTATTTTCTTGGAAAATTAGGAAGGAATATTGTTGGATTATTAAATACAAGTAATTAATTTTAAATATTATAATTATATTAAGAGGAGAAGTTAAAATATCTCCTCTTTTTTTATTATAAGAAAGGAGGTTTAAATGGCAAAGACTATTGGTGTATTACTAAGTTTAAAAGACCAGTTTACAACACCATTACAGAAGGCAACCAAGAGTGTTAAGAATATGGATAGACAACTTGAAAAAGCTGGAAACCAAGTAAAAGCATTTGGCAGAAAAATAAAAGATGGAATGAAGTCTGTAGCAAAATGGGCAGCAATTGGATTTGGAGCCTTAACTGCTGCAGCTGGAGTATTTATAAAACAGTCTATAGATGCTGCAAAAGATAAATTAAAAGCTGATAAGTTGTTAGAAACTAACTTAATGAAACAAGCTAATTTTAAAAAAGAACATATACAGATGTTAAAGGATGAAGCTAGTGCATTACAAGATGTTGGAGTAGTTGGAGATGATGTTGCTGTAGCTGGTGCAGGACAATTAGCTATCTATAAATTAAAAGCAGAGCAAATAAAAACTATACTACCTGTTATTGATGATATGATTGCTAAAGAAAAAGGTTTTAATGGGACACAAGAAGATGCTATTGCTATGGCTGATGTGTTTGGTAAGGCAGTAGAAGGTAAAACAAAAGGACTTGTAAAATATGGAGTATCTTTAACTGATGCAGAAGAAAAATTATTTAAAACTATGAAGCGAGAACAAAGAGCAGAGTTTTTAAATAAGAAATTAACAGCTGCTATTGGTGGAACTAACAAGGCTTTGAGAGAAACAGATGAAGGTAAAATTGTAGCAGCAAAAGGTGCTTGGGGCGATATGCAAGCAGAACTTGGTAAAAAGTTAATGCCAAAATTAGGTGCTATTGCTGAGTGGTTTCATAGTAAGATACCAGCTATTCAAGATTTTATATTAAGTCTTGCAGATAAAGTTGAAGAATTAGTTACAAGAGCAGAACCTTATATAACACAAATTAAGGATATGTTTGGAAAAATATTTGAAAAAGTTAAACCAGCATTAGAAGAGACTTGGCAAATATTATCAGATGCTGGAACTGTTGCAATAGATATAGCACAAGGCATAATAAATAATTGGGATAGAATAAGTCCTATCATTTATACTCTTGTTGGTGCAATTACAGCATATAATCTTGCAACAACTATTAGAAATAATAAAGAAATGATTTATCTTGGTTATATGAAAACTAAAAATGCTTTGGACACAATAGCAGCAATATTAACAGGACAATTAACTGTAAAACAATGGTTATTAAATGCTGCAATGAATGCAAATCCTATTGGAATAGTTATAGGTGCTATTGCCTTATTGGTTGGTGGTATATGGTTACTATGTAAAAACTGGGACTTAGTTAAAAAGAAAACTATAGAATTATGGAAAAAACTGGATAATAATCCATTAGGCAAGGTGCTTAAATTTATAATTAAGTTTGGAAACCCTGTTGGTGCTATGATTAATTTATTTTTATGGTTAAAGAATGTAATAACTGAGAATTGGGAAACTATTAAAGGTTTTGCACTTTACATATGGGATGGTTTAGTTGGTGCATTTGATTATGTATCAGAGGTTATATCAGGAGTTTGTAGTATCGTTGGTGGAATATTCACAGCTATATGGGATGGAGTTATAAGTGCATTAGATAGTTTGAAAAACGTATTTAATAAAGTAACAGATTTTATAACTGGTGCTTTTATGAGTGCTTGGGACAGCTTAATGAGTGCATTAGATATTATACTACACCCGATTGAAACAGCAAAAAAAGCTTTTGGTGGACTTATAGATAAGTTGAAATTTTGGAATAGTACACCTGTTGATGATAAAACAATTAATATAACTGAAAAAACAACTAAAACAACTGATTCAATTAGTGGAAGTAATAAAACTGGTTCATCAACTACCTCAGTTAAGAATCCAAGACATGCTTTAGGTACAGCATATTTCAAAGGTGGAGTAACTGGAATAAATGAGGGTGGAAGAGATGAAACTGCTATTTTACCAGCTGGAACTAAAATAATGAGCCATGAAGAAAGTAAAACATTAGAAAAAAGAAGTAGCAACAAAGGAATTACAGTAAATATAACTGTTTCTGGAAACTTTATTGGTGAAAAAGAACACATGGAAAAATATGGAGAATATACAGCAAATAAGATTTTAGCAGCTTTAAATAATATGTAGGATAGGAGATAAGAAAATGAATATAATTTTTATAGTTGAAGATAATGGAGTACAGCAAGAAATAGTTAATATTCCAGTAGTCCAAAATATAGAACCTGTAAACTGTGAAACAATGGACGAAGAGTTTAATACAATTAACGGAAAAACTCTTAATTTAATTGGCGGTAAAGGACTTAGAAACTTTTCATTTTCTTCTTTTTTTCCATCTAAAAGATATAGTTTTGTAAGCTTCTTTAATTTTCAACCTCCAAAATACTATATAAACTTTTTTGAAAAGTATAGAGATGCGAGAGTACCTTTAAGAATTATTATAGTTGATAAGTACAGAGTGGTCTTAAATATGCTATGTAGATATAATTTTACTTATTCTTTTAGAGATAAGGCTGGAGATGTTCCATATACTTTAGATATAAAAGAATATATTTTACCTGGTGAGGTTGATAATAATGTATAGGACAATAGTAAAAGAAATAGATGTAACTAATTACATAAGAGATTTGACATGGAGAGATAGTATTGACACATTAGGAGTTGAAATAAGTTTTGAACTAGCAGTAAATAAGTTTGATAAAAATCTATCTTTTCTCTATGACATTACATTAGGTGATCCTGTTCAAATAATCAATGATAAAGGAGAAACATTGGTACAAGCTATAATTGTATCAGAAAACCCTAATGGAAAGACTACATCATTTACTGCTTATGATATGGCTTGGTACTTGAATAAATCAACTGTGATAAAACAATTTAAAAAGATGATAGGGAATGACTGTATTAAGTCCTTATGCAGTGAAATTGGAATAAAAGTTGAAGTAAGTGGATTAGATACTAAAATAGATAAAATTTACAAGGATAAGACTATCTCAGACATTATTTATGACATCATAGAACAATGTTCACAATTCAATTCTAAAAAATTTTTTATTGAGTATGATAAAGGTACTCTAAAAGTAGGACCATTCAAAAAAATAAAAGTTATTGGCCAATATGAAATGCACAAAAATACTTTTATAGATGTAGCTAAAAACATCGGAGAAGTTTCATTAAGTAGATCAATAGTTGATATGAAAAATTCAATTTTGGTTATAACCCAAAATAAAGAAGCAGTTAGAACAGTAGGAAAAGAACAAGATAACGAAAGTATTAAAAAGTATGGTATGTTACAAGAAGTAGTAACATTAGATGAAAAAGAATTTAAAAAAGCTAATCTAGTTGCTAAAAATGAATTAAAAAAATTAAACAAAATCACAGAAGACTTTAGTATTGATGTCTTAGGTGATGATAAAGTTAAGAGTGGTAGAGTGATTGATATTGATTTACCACTTTTTAATTTAAAAGGCGAGTATCTGATAAAAGAAAGTTCTCACACTGTGCAGAATGGAATCCACAGAATAAATTTAAAACTGGAGGTGTTTATGGAGTGAGTGAAAACCAAAAGTCTTGGGATATAGCAGTGGCAGAAAAATTTAGAGAAAGAGAAAATCCAAGTCCAATAGGTGCTGTTTTAGGGAAAATTTTAAAGCCTCTCCCTGACATCTCTATTGAACTTTTAAATGGTTATGGTGTTATTGATAGTGATAAGATTTATTTATCTAATGCAATAACTAATAGATTGGCTATTGAATGCACTATGAAAGAATTTGAAAGCGAAGGTAATAGATCTACTAATTGTAACATTACAAATTTAAATACTAGTGGTGCTGGGAATGATAGTGCTGGAGATACAAATTTAATGTTAACAGGACATACTGGTTCATACAAATCTAGTTCAAGTAAAAAAGACAATAAAGATAAAGGTAAATTTATATTACAGACAGTTTTTAATCTAAAAAAAGGAATGTATGTGCTTGTTATACCTAACACAGAGGAGGACAAGTTTTTTGTAGTAGATGTTTTTAATTATGCTCCAGAGGTGAGTTTAGAATGGGAATATTACCAAAAATAGATTTTGTTGATTACTCTAAACAAGAGACAAATAATAGTAAAAACAGTAATGGTAAAACATTTTTGATAGACTTTCAAAAAAAGAAGTTATTAAAATCAAATGGACAATTAATAAAAACAGATGATGAAAGAGCTGTTAGAATGTGGATTGAAAAGGTTCTTTTAACAGAAAAATATAAATGGAATAT